GCCAAATAGTGGATCTTCTATGAAAGATCAAGTAACACGGCTAGAAACTAAAATGGACAAAATGTTTGAAATGATGATTTCACACTTAGAAGATCATTCTAAGAAATAATTTATTATTTACTATATATAATATATAAAATATATTTAATATATTCTTTATTTCTTTTTCTTTAATATATATTTCAATTATACACTCTGGTTTGAAAGTTTTTTACCTTTTACCGTTTTTTCTTTATAACTCTTTTATAACTTTTAATAATAGTGTCTGATTTATACTTTTTGTCTATTTTATATAAATAAATGTTATAATTCGTATGCTGGCACTCTAGGTTGCTCTCTACCCACCCCCCACTGCCCCTAGAGTGTCAGTTTTATTATTTATGGTATAATCTCAATATGTGCGTATCTGCTATTGAAAAACATGGAGCAACCCCAGCAAATATTCAGTGGACTGTAGTTCGGGGCGATAGCGCAAATTTAAAAATAGAATTTTTTGAAGATGATGAAATAACAGCATACGATACGGATAATTGGTCTTATGTTGCTACCGCATATGATATATCTGGAGATGTTCTTGATAATTTACCAGTAGCATTTGGAGATGGTTATGCTGAGATTCAAATACCAGCATCTATTACAGAAAATTGGGGATCAGAATATAAAAATATAGTAGCAGAGTTGCCATTTGATTTAGAAGTAACAATTGCGGACGCTGGAGAAGATACAGTTTGGACACCAGTAATTGGAACAATTTGTGTGATTGGAGATATTACTCCTGGAGGTAGCCTATAATGCCAGTTGTTAAAGTAACTGCAGTTAAGGATAACTTGCCTCCAGTAATTAAAATAGGTAATAAAACTTTTAAAGTTAAAAAGTAGGGTCCAATGGCAAAAAGCATGGATTTTCCAAATTCATCCAAAAAGAAAAAATATTCAGACAACATAGAAGAATCCTCATCTGAATCAAATCAAGATCTCATCCAATTTGTTGCAGTTCCTGGACCACAAGGAGAGCGTGGACCCAAAGGTGAAAAGGGAGATAAGGGTGACAAAGGAGAACGTGGTGAAACAGGTCCACGTGGAGATCAAGGAATACCTGGAATAAATGGAATTGATGGAAAAAATCTACTTTCCCCATCTGAGCAAAACATTGGATGGGCTTGTTATGATAATAAAAATAGAAAAATAATAAGAACTGGTGCATCTATTGGTGATGACGGATGGGTAAGATTTGGCACAGATGCAATGGGTAAATATACAGATGAAAGATTTTTACCAAAAGAGTCAAAAGGCCTATGGCTTGCTGAATCTCAAAAAATTAATCTTAGAACACTTAATATTGGTGCAATTTTAAGAATCAGATATGATGTTCAGTTGACTACTTATAGCAATAATACTGAGGTTTGGTTTAGAACCTATATTACTGATAATAATGAATATCCAACTACATATGTAGGGTCTTTGAAATACCAGTTTGATTATGACTTGTCTCTTGAGCATACTGTTTTTTTAACTAGTAGGTCAATGCAGGCAATGGCTGCTATTCCACAGATCAGAACAGACAATAGCGCAGACCTAGTTGTAAAATCAATATATATCTCAGTTTCCTAGTGGTATAATAAAGCAGGAGGATCTAATGGCATTTCCAGGAACATATAATTTTAACTACTATCGTGGAGACACGAATGAATTTGTTATTAGACCAAAAACTTCTAATGGATCTACATTTGATTTAACAGATTACACAGCAACATATACAATAGCAAATACTAGAGGCAGCACAGGAACTCAGTATGAAGCAGATGCTGTTGTAAATGAAGTAACTGATATAGTTACCTGTACAATAAATCCAGCAGTTGGAAGAGATTTAACCCCTGGATCATATGTATATGACGTAGAAATTACAAATGATATACAAGTTTATACAATTCTTACTGGCACAATAACTGTAACAGATGATATTACGGGTGCTGTATAATGACAGAAGTTTTATTATCAAATGATGACATTACAGTACTTGGTCCTCCAGAAACGATAGAAGTTCTTACCGATATTGGACCAAAAGGAACTCGTGGCAGTAAAGTTTTTGTCGGCACTGGAGAGCCAAACTCATTAACAACAAGTGGAGAAATATTTTCACAAACAATAGAATTAAATGATTTATATATTAATACATCACCTGGAACAGACTATGGATATCTATATCAATATATTTCAGAACCTGGTGGAAATACTTGGGTAGAAATATTACAGTTAAATCCAACAATTTATTCAAAACTTTTTACACCAACATTTTCCGCTGGCACTGGATCTAATACTGGTAGTGCATCTATAATTATTCCAATAAGTGATATTGTTACCGTTAGTGGTACCCCATTGGTCGCATCAAATTTTAATGTACAGTGTTCGATTGCTCATATTAATCCAGTTGCTTTTTCTATTCAGGTTCCAGAATTAGTATCTCCAGGAACAAACTTAGTAGTTGATATTGAGGCTACAGAATTTAATGGTGGTAGTTGGCAAGCATTAGAGGAGGAGGTGACAGTTCATATATTTATATCAATTGTTTTATAACGCTATGATATAATTTTATGAGGTGAAATATGGCAGCAGAAGATATTGGCGAACTAGTCCCTACTAAAATTCCTGGCCTTGTTGATCAAGCAGATATACAGGCTGCATTTAGGTTATATCATTATGGATCATATGATTTTGATATTAACGAAACAGATCCAGCAGAACTTATTAATCCATCAATTGCGTATAACATTAATGATTTTGAAGAAAGAATTGCTGAACTAGAATCTGGCACTGGAAATCTAACCGCATCTATTTTAAATGCAAAAGGCTCTCTTATAACATCAACTGCGGCCAGCACAGCATCAGAACTTTCCGTTGGTGGATCTAATGGATTAGTCCTTACAGTTAATAATGCAACTGCAACTGGACTTGAATGGGCCACTCCAGCAGTAACTTTAACAAACTCAGTTACATTAAGCAATAAAACACTTTCTGCCCCAATATTAACTGGAACATCTGTAATGTCTCAAGTTTTAGAAACTGCTACTTTTTCTGCAATAGCAGCAACTGGTACTATAAACTACGATCTATTAACCAACGGTGCTGTAACGTACTATACTAGTAACGCAACAGATAACTGGACACTAAATATTAGAGGTAACTCTGGAACATCATTAAATAGCGTAATGTCAACTGGTCAAATACTTTCTGTTGTATTTTTAGTTACAAATGGATCCACTGCATACTATCAAACAGGTATACAAATAGATGGTAATTCTGTAACTCCTAAATGGCAATTTGCAAACCCACCATCCTCTGGAAACACAAACAGTATTGATGCTTATACAATAAGTATATTTAAAACTGGAAACGCTACATTTACTGTATTAGAAAATCAGACAAGATTTGCATAAAAAAAATACCCTCCAAATTAATGAAGGGTATTTTTAGTTCCTAATTATTGATTAGGAAATTTATTTAACCACTTATTCACAGCACCTTTATTATAAGATGTCCATGAACTCCAGTCACTTCCTCCCTTTGTCATTTTATAGACAATTTGAGCATTAGTAACTGGACTAAATAACTCAGCATTTAAATTAAGATCATATCTATCTCTACGATCTGGACCTAAAATACCAAGCATATTTATCTGAAAGATGCCATATGAGGAATCTCCAGTTTTGGTGTTTCCGTTAAATGCAAACGGGCGACCATTAGATTCGGCCTTAGCAACTGCCCAAGCAGTTTTAAGACCTTTTCCTTTGAACCCTACTGCCTTAAGTAATTCAACCAACTGGCTGTCAGTCAAACTGTGAGCGTTTTTATACTTTTCAAGTACCTTGTTCGTGTTGGCCTCAGAAACCAAAAGAGCCGCTTTATGGGCGGCTACGACATCTGGCTCACGACCACTAAGTAAGTTATTCTTAACAAGACCATTTGCTGAATAAACGCCAAAAGTCATGACGAAAGCAAATGCTGTTGTAAGAACCCCCGATAGTATTTTATTGTCTCTCAAGTTTTCCTCCTATAAGACAAAAACACCATAAGTTAAATGGTGTTGTAACACCTAGTATAACATAAATATTACTGGTGAGTCAAGTTGATTGAGATGCTATAATATAATAACTATGGCTACAGGTGAAACAGCAATTTATGATCTTCCTTATCCAACATTAAATGATCCAGTTAATGTTCATGAAGATATTCAAGCATTAGCAGAACAGATAGAGTTGGTTATATCTGGAATTGGTGTTCCATTTATTTCTTATGAGGTTAAAAATAATAGCGGGGTATCAATATCAAAAGCAGATCCAGTTTATATTACTGGATTTTCTACTAAAACAACAGTAGCAAAATGTGATTCAGATAACTTAAATACTTTTCCAGTTTTAGGTTTGGCTCAAGGAAATATTGCAAATGGAACAGATGGAGTTGTTATAGTATCTGGAGTTTTTTCTGATGTAAATACAAACTCTTATAGTGCAGGAGATATTCTATATGTTGCAAACGGTGGTGGCTTAACATCAACAATTCCAGCATCTGGATCTGGCGCTGTTGCAATTGTTGCAAAATCAAATAGCACATCAGGAATTTTAATTGTTGGACAACCAAAAGGCAACGGCACCTGGGGATCATTAAAGGCAGGATTATCATAATGGCAAATTACAGAGGATCTGGTTCTAAAACATATGAAGTTGGAGAGGCACCTCCGTTCGTTGAATGGACTTTCGTTAAAGGTGATACTGCATCATTTAAGGTATATGTAACAGATGATGCTAGAGAGCCATTAGTTATTGATGACTGGAATATTAGTATGCAGATTAAAAGACCAACGACTAGTCCAGTTATTCCAGGGCAAATTACAGATACTGCAACACTATTGTATACACTTACTCCAGAACCAGACGAAGATGACGAACAAGGAGAATTTACAGTTTCTCTTACTGCTGCACAAACTGCTACATTACAAACAAATGATATTTTTGATATAGAGTTATCTTTAACTGCAGATCAAATTGTTTGGACAGTTGCTCAAGGAAGATTAATTGTCCTTGAGGATGTAACTGCATAATGGCAAGTGTATCAATATTTAATAAATATCCAGTTCGTACAAAACGTATTGAAAAAACAAATTATGGAACTGCTAAAATCATAACAGGCAATAGATCTTCTGTTGTTTCTCATACCCTGCCATTTAGAATTCGTTTTACGGCTATACAAATTCCTGGTTATAGCCCAACAACAGTTCCACCTATTCCTTTACAGGTTATTGGCTTTTCTAACTATATTCTTTAAAATAAATATGTTATAATTTGGGTATGGCCCGAACATCAATAGCAACCGTAAAAACCAAGTTTCAAACTGGTGACCGTCCTTCTCAGACGGATTATGAAGATTTAATTGATACCGTTTCTGCTCAATCAACAGATCTTGGTACATATGGAAATAATGAAAATACAATTACTGGAATTGAAAATGCTACAGTGGTTGATAATTTTGATGCCACAGAGTGGCGTATGATTAAATATTTAATCTCCATTGCAAAAACATCATCTGGAGATAATAAATATTATGCAACAGAGTTGACCATACTAATTGACGGTACAAATGTAAACGTCTCTGAGTATGGCACGATAGACAATGATGGGAATATTGGCACCATTAGCGTCTCTAAGGCGGGTAGTACAGTTAACTTAACTGTGACACCACAAGTGGGGATAACACCTATTACCGTTCGTTATGCACGAATTGGTCTTAAGGCTTAACACTAGGAGATAAAAAATGGCAACAGTCGCAAAAGACTTTAAAATAAAAAATGGTCTGATTGTTGAGGGTTCAACTGGTACCATCAACGGATCAAACATTTTAACAGAAGCATCAACAGAATTCCTTCAAGATACTATTGGATCAATGGTTGATGGTGGAACACAAACTAATATCAGCGTTACATACGATGATACAACTGGCAAACTAAGTTTTGTCGCAGAAAATGGAGTCGCAGATTCAACAACAGATAACTTGACTGAAGGCTCAACAAATAAATATTTTACAGATGAAAGAGCACAGGATGCTGTAGGTAATGCAGTTGGAACTGGTCTTGAATACAATGACACAACTGGTGCAATTGGAATTACTTCATCAGTAACAACAAATTCTGGATCACAGACTCTTACAAATAAGACAATAAGTGGATCAAATAATACACTTTCAAATATTGGAAATTCATCACTTACAAATTCTTCAATAACCATTAATGGAACCGCTGTTTCACTTGGTGGAGCAAGAACTTTGGGAACAGATGATATTTCTGAAGGATCTACTAACAAATACTTTACAGACGAAAGAGCACAGGATGCAATTGGTACAGCCATTGCAAATGGTACTCAAACAAATATTACAGTAACATACGACGACTCAACAAACTCACTTTCATTTAATGCAAGTGGTGGAGTAGGAAGCCTTTCTGGTACAGCAAATGAAGTAGAAGTTACTAATGTTGGTACTGCATATACAGTAGGACTACCAAGTGATGTAACACTTGCTGGTAACCTTACAATTAATGGAACACCAACTAACGCAAATCATGCTGCAACAGTAGCATACGTAGATGCAGCAACTGCTGGACTAAACGTACATGAATCAGTAAAGGCAGCAACAATTGCTAATATTGATTTATCAAATGCACTTGAAAACGGAGATACTCTTGATGGAGTAACCCTTGCAACAGGAAACCGTGTTCTTGTTAAAAACCAAACAACCAAGGCAGATAATGGTATTTACGTTGTTCAGGCTTCTGGTGCAGCAGTTCGTGCATCTGACTATAATAGCGTTCCAGAAGTAGATGCTGGTGACTTTGTATTCGTTGAAGGCGGTACTCAAAACGGCAAAACTGGCTGGGTACAAACAAATACTATAGCGACACTTGGTACAGATGAAATCGCATTTACTCAATTCTCAGGTGCTGGTACATACCTTGCTGGTACAGGATTGTCATTAACTGGAAATACATTTGCAATTGACACAGGTACTACTGTAGATTTAAGTACTACTCAAACACTTACTAATAAAACATTAACCAGCCCAACAGTATCTGGATTGTATTTATCTGATAATAATATTATTGTTGAAGGAACTACTAATACTCATGAAACAACATTAACATTTACAGATCCTACACAAGATAATACAATTACATTTAAAGATGCAACTGGTACAGTAGCATTTACTTCTGATATTCCTTCTAATACAGATGGATTGTCTGAAGGATCTTCAAATGTATATTTTACAGATGAACGTGCACAAGATGCAGTAGCAGCCGCAATT